CGAGGTGGGAAAATAATGGAACCAATAGTCGGTCTCGTCTTGACATTGCACTAACAGATAACTCCTTTGATCTGACAAGTATAATGACAATGAGATCCAACGGCAACGTCGGCATCGGGGTGACCGATCCCGATAACAAACTCGAAGTTCGAGGAAACATACAAGCTTCATACAATGATACAAATCATGGCATGATTATAGAAAATGGTGGAACTGTTAGACGTGATTATGGAGGCAGTGGAGCGGGCTTCCACTTTACGAATAACGCCATCTGGCCAACCAATCATTTGGGTAATTATAGCGCCGGTGGAATGGACTTTGGAAGTTCGTCGTATCGTTGGAATAATATATACACAGAGGCTTTGAATGCGAGTGGCGACCTCACAGTCAGTGGTAAGATATATAACTATAATTACACGGAAGTTGATATAAACAATCCGGCTACGGTGAGTGGCACGTGGACGACCAACAACTCCACAAGTTCATGGGGAGACCCCAAATTTAATCACACATACGACAGAACTCGTTGGAACGACGCCCCTGGGTATGTCGAGTACACAATTCCAGCTGGTATGAAGTCGGCGTACTTGTCACAATTAACATGGAGTACTGGTGGATATGTTGATATACACGGTGTCCAATCGGATGGTAATCTTGTCTTTTTGAGAAGAATCAACACCCGGCAAAACGTGGAAAACTCAAATCATGCGGATCCAGATCAACACGACGGACAAACAATTACCTTTGCGGGTTCCGGTTTAGAACATTATAGTAACATTCGTTTGACGAACAAATTGGGTCGATTTCATTTAGACGGTCTCGCCTTCACTCCAAATGAAAATGAGGGTACTGAGGGTACGGGTATGGTACACTCCGCACAGATTTCGAATTTGGGGACCAGTACTGGTATTCCCACATCCACGGGGACGGGTGCAAACGGGACGTGGGGGATTAATATTACTGGAAGTTCTGGGTCGTGTTCAGGGAATTCAGCGACAGCTTCATCAGCCGCAACGTTGAGCGGTGTCACCATCAACAAAATTTTCAATAACATGGGTCAGGGGCATGGGAGTTATACCAACTTTAACTCCGTACCAGATGCGGGTGCTTATTACGTGATGGGTAGCACTAATGGTCCTGGTGTGAATGGCGCCAATCAATACTACGGGTTTACACTTGGTCTCGGTTCTGATTATTCACCTGTAGTAAATCAAACCGGTAAATACGGTACACAAATATACTGGGGTAGAAACGTAAGTAACCCGTACATAAATATACGTTACCTTGAAAATGGATCTTGGGGTAGTTGGCAAAAGGCCTCCGCTGGGTATGCGGATAGTGCGGGGACGGCGACAACAGCGACAACGGCGACGACAGCGACAACAGCGACAACGGCGACAACAGCGACGACAGCGACAAACCAAAGCGGTGGTACGGTCACTTGTACAAGTGGTACATTTTCGGGGACATTCTCGGCGAGTACGGCAAGTAGCCGTGATAAGTTTAGAGTGTATCCCACATCTCAATACTGCATAGGTATGCAATCTGGTGTAACATATGGAGATCTCAATGACTGGTCTATGACATTCCAAATGAATAACGAAGACGACCGTGGATTTTGGTGGGGTGATGACGGCCATGGTGTCAATCAAGGTGCGATGGCGCTCTCTACGAGGGGGTGGCTCAACGTCGCTGAGAGAATTAAGGTCGGTGGTGGTCAGACAGATACGGGTGCTGCGAGTTACCCTTTACACGTGGTTGGTACTTCGTATTTTACCAATACACTCAATATTCAGCCATCGAGTACTGGCGGTGGACAAAATACATTCACTGGATATAGAACTGGTGACTCTTATGGTAGAGCACAACTTGTTTTAAGCTCGGCATATAGTGATGTAATTATAGCATCATCACAAGCAAATAATAACCATGGATCAAATTTAAGTTTTGTCACGTATAATCCTTCAAATGCCGCCGATTATAGAAAATTTGTGATAAATCAAGGAAATTGGGGGTCTCGAAAGCAGTTCCTTGATTTTGGATATGGGGATAAAGTTGATGCAAATCCACATGGATACATCAATAGCACGGATACCGTGTTAACCCTCGATGGTATCAACAAACGGGTTGGGATTAGAAATATAAACCCTGGTTATACCCTAGATGTAAATGGTACTGCTCGAATAAATCGCCTCCTACCATATAGTTCTTCATATAGTAGTGCGTATAACACAGCAGCCATAGAGGTTCGCGAATATAATCAGGAGTGTGCCACTGGTGGTACCGAATGGGCGCGTGCGCCTCGAATTGGTTTTCATTGGTGTGGTCGCGTTGCTTCGCAAATCATGATGGACGCAAATGGGACACTCATGGCTGTAAATAATCCAGGTAACGCATATGAGAATTTCAACGCCGCACAGGTATACGCAAGTACAGCCTTCTATACAGATGGAAACCGTTCAGTCATTCGTGGTGGGTCACCAACCCTTTATTTTAGGGATACAGATCAGATGTCGGCGATGATACACAACAATGGTAACCTATTGTACATTTTACGAGGCGGGACGGATACTGAAACCTCGACACAGGTTAATGGTCAATGGCCATGGTACTTTAACCTCAGCAATAATGATTCCACGTGTGGTGGGAGTCTTTATTGTGTTGGTAACGTGACCGCATATTCAGATATTAGACACAAAAGTGATATAGTCAAGCTCGACAACGCACTTGAAAAAGTTGAAAAAATTAATGGGTACACGTATACACGTAAGAATGATGGTAAACGTTACACCGGTCTCATCGCTCAAGAAGTCCTTGAGGTTCTTCCAGAAGCTGTAATGACGGATGAAAAGGGTGAATATTCCCTCGCTTACGGTAACATGGCGGGTCTCTTTGTGGAAGCGATGAAAGAGATGAAATCCAAGCTCGATGCCGCTCTCGCGCGCCTCGATGCACTTGAAAATCCTCCCAGCTAATACTATACAATGTCCTACCTTTGCTGCACCAGCAACCTCGTCGTGAATGAAGATCAGTCGGTGACCGTCACAATGGATCTCTGTAATGTCTGTTACAAAGCGATTCAAACATATTCACCAGACCCAACGGAATGGGTGAATAGTCTCGTGAAGAACAGTGTCCAGTACCGAGCTGATAGCATTTACAAATTCCAAATGGAAAAACATTTGACCGAAGGTACGATGCCTGCGGGTGCTACCAAGGAATCACTCGTTCTCTCCTACGAACACGACCCCTCCAAACCTTTGCCTCCATAAATAACGCTTTCTCTCCGGTGAGTATTCCTCACCGTAAAGAAAACCTCCCCCAATATTAGATATGTCTGGTTCACTGATTCAGCTCGCAGCAAAAGGTGCTCAGGATGCATACATCACAAATTCATCGGGTGTATCACTGTTTAGAACCAAATACACGCGCCACAAAAATTTTTCACAGGCGCCAAAACTCATTAAAATAATCACAAACAAAGACTCCACGGTCATCATACCATCGTACGGCGATCTCCTCGATGGACTGTGGCTTGAAGGTACAGACCTCATCAACAAATTCAGTGGGTCGACATTCCATTTATACATAGGCGGTGTTAAAATAGATTCACAGCCATTTGATTTCATAACAGACATTTGGCAAAATTATATGGCTGAAACATACACGAAATCCCAGGAAATTAACAACGCCACGTCTACGTCTAATAAACGATTTATTCCATTACACTTTTATTTTTGTGATCATGATATGTTTTTGCCTCTCGTCGCACTCCAATACCATCAAATAGAACTCAAGATTGACTTTCCAAGTAACTCCCAACCCATAGATGTAAAATTATATGGAAATTACGTATATCTAGACACAGAAGAACGTAAGTTTTTCGTTGATAACTCACACGAATTTATCATCACACAACTACAAAAACAAACATACGACACATCGGATAATCTTGATATATCTTTCTTTAATCACCCAGTAAAAAGTATATATTTTGGACACCCAGCACAGAGTGATATTCTTTTGAATGATAAATTTACATTTGATACAGCAGATATATACTTAAACTCCATTCCACTTGTAGAAAATATGTCACCGCTCTACTTTCACACGATACAAAATTACAAACACAGTAAGTTTGGTATCAATCAATTTGATGAAAATGAAAATTCCCCGTTTTACACCAGATATTATGCATACAACTTCTGTAAGAACTCGTCGAGTTATACACCGACTGGTACGTGTAATTTCAGTAGACTTGATGATGCAAAAATAGTACTCAGAAATACCCAGAGAGGTTCGGCTAGACTTAACGAAAAGATAACTGTTTATGCAGTAAACTACAATATACTCAAAGTATCAAATGGTATGGCTGGTATTTTATTTGGTAATTAATAGTAGTAGTCATGCCCATCATAGGGGACACAGGGCAATTTTCGAATATACACGAAAAAAACTATGCAGATACGACACTTAGAATAATTGAGGGAGATGCGGCATATCAATCATATAACCCAGCTGATAGTCATTATAAACTCGTTACAACACTCAGCGATATATCAAATGTAGGTGCAACCACAATGAAAACTATTGAATTTGAAAATGCGATTACAAGTTTCACGACAACCACGAAAGCTGGTATAATGAATACAGAACCTATACACACATTAGATTTGGGTTCTAATGTATACATTGACGATACAGGGGTGGATAAAATTTACGTGCGTGGACCCGCATACGCAGAAGAATTAAAAAGTGAAAGTGCCACTGTAACAAACTCAGTAACAACACGTGACGTGATAACCGATCGAGTTTTTGCGAAAACAAATGGATTTATTGGAATTGAATCGAATGTAGGACTTCTAAATACAGCGCCTGTACACACATTGGACATTGGTGCAAATGTACAAATAGATGAATATGGTTCAAATACTTTTTACACAAGTGGAAACGCGTATGCGGAACACTTCAAGTCTTCAAATGTCACTGTTACGGGTGGTATAGAAGCAAATGATTTCATCGTTGATGATATTAATCCCCGAACACACGATTTTGTATACTTTACATCTAACGTCGGTATTCTCAATACATCACCTATACACACATTGGACATTGGTGCAAATGTCCAAATAGACGAATATGGATCAAATACGTTTTACACAAGCGGAAATGTACACGCAACAAAATTCACCGGTGAAGAAATCACTGTCAATGGCGTCATCGTAGCATCCGATTTTGTTTTGTCAGGGGGTTCACAAGCGACCCCAACACCAAGACTCCAAGCAATTTCCGAAGTTTTAGCACAGGGTGATGAAACTGCGTTTTCGTCAGATAGAACTATGACATTATCCAATGTCACAACCGGTCTAGATGCTAATATAGTTCGTTCTATTACAACATACAGTAATGTAATAGGTGATAATGTTAACGCTGTGACCGTATATAGTAACCTAATAAGTGATAATGTAAATGCTATGACTTTGGTGAGTAATCTAGTGGGTGATAATGTAAATGTCGTAACGGTGATGAGTAATGTTACCGGAGACAATGTCGTCACCACGGGTGATATAACTGGAGGAACTACACTTTACGTCAAAGAATCTACAAATAGAATAGGTATAAATAACAATAACCCAGCAAAAGAACTCGATGTTACGGGAGAAGTTGCGTGTTCATCAAATCTTACGGTTGGCACAAATAATTTACACGTTGATGTATTAGAAAGTCGAGTTGGTATTTTAACATCCACACCTCAATCCACACTCGATGTGCATGGTTCAGCTAACGTAGGAGACTTAACAGCTACAACTATTTCTGGAAATGGCGCTTTGATAACAGACATAGATGCAGGAAATATAACAACCGGTACTATATCGAGACCAGTAGACACAACTACAGTGACAACGAGTGATTCCACATTTATTGGTTCTACAACAAGAGGTCTCACAGGTGTCACCGGTGATTACGGTACAGTCCAAACAACGGGTGATGGCGCTGGTAATCACGAGGGATACTCTATAAATGGGCGTTACGCATTTGTAAGTGAAGATAATACGGGTTGTGGGATTTATAATGATGTAGACGACGAGTGGATGATTTATTGTAATCAAAATGGTTCGGCGGATCTCTATTACGATGGTAATATAAAACTCTCTACCTTAGAGGGAGGTGTTGAAATAACAGGTGGTGTAGGTATAGACACAAATGAAGTATCCACTTATAAGCTTAATGTCCATGGTTCAGCTAACGTAGGAGACTTAACAGCTACAACCATTTCTGGAGATGGCGCCTTGATAACGGACATAGATGCAGGAAATATAACAACCGGCACTATATCGAGACCAATAAACACAAGTTCAATCATAATCGATGATTATGTAACTCACGACGGAGATGCGGACACAAAGTTTGGATTTCCGGATACTGATACCTTTGCGATTACCACAGGGAGTACTGAACGCATGCGAGTTGATTCATATGGAAATGTAGCGATTGGTACGAATACCATATCAACTGCAAGACTCAATATAGAAGGTAATGTCAATATATCATCTGGCTATACATTTCAGATAGGTGGAAATGACGTACAATATTTAGCTGCAGTAGAGGCCGTTTCTGTGGCAACTGGAGTAGCTGGTACAGATGCATCTGTGTCATTAAGTGGTCCGGCTAACGCATCTACGCTGTCATTTACCATACCAAGAGGTGACCCGGGTATTCAGGGTATTCAGGGTATTCAGGGTATTCAGGGTATTCAGGGTCCAGCAGGTACAATAGCTATAGGGACCGTCAGTACTGGACTACCTAATACAGGTGCATCTGTATCATCCAACGGCACACCCGACGCTGTTACATTGAATTTTACTATACCAAGAGGTGCTACTGGTGCTCAAGGTATTCAAGGTATTCAAGGTATTCAAGGTATTCAAGGTATTGACGGTGATAAAGGTGATAAAGGTGATAAAGGTGATAAAGGTGATAAAGGTGATACTGGTTCAGCGGCTACAATAGCTGTAGGAAATGTCGCGACGGTGAGTGCTGGTACGGATGCATCTGTAACAGCCACCGGCCCATCCAACAATGTTACATTGAATTTTAGCATACCAGAAGGTGCTACTGGTCCTCCCGGTGCTACTGGTTCAGCGGCTACAATAGCTGTAGGAAATGTCGCGACGGTGAATGCTGGTACGAATGCATCTGTAACAAACGGCGGTACAACTAACGCAGCTGTATTTAATTTTAAGATACCAAAAGGTGCTACTGGTGCTCAAGGTATTCAAGGTATTCAAGGTATTCAAGGTATTCAAGGTCTTAATGGTACTCCTGGTGGAACTGGTCCTCCTGGTCCTGGTGGTCCTCCTGGTCCTGGTGGTCCTCCTGGTCCTGGTGGTCCTCCTGGTCCTGCTGGTCCTCCTGGTACTGATGGTACTGATGGTACTGATGGTGGACCTGGTCCTACTGGTCCTCCCGGTCCCACGTCCTATACAGCCGCAAATGTAAATGGTGGTTATGTCAGTGCTACTACTGGGACGTTCTCAGGGGATATCTATACAGCAGGGTCTATCTTCACAGATGCAAACCGTTCAGTCATTCGTGGTGTGTCACCAACCCTTTATTTTAGAGATACCGGTGAGATGTCGGCGATGATACACAACAATGGTAACCTATTGTATATTTTACGAGGCCCTATAGATAGTGAAGGCTGGGGCCAGGTTAATAGTCAATGGCCATGGATTTTTAACCTCGCCAACAATGATTCCACGTGTGGTGGGAGTCTTTATTGTGTTGGTAACGTGACCGCATATTCAGATATTAGACACAAAAGGGATATAGTCAAGCTCGACAACGCACTTGAAAAAGTTGAAAAACTTAATGGGTACACTTATAGACGTAAGAATGATGGTAAACGTTACACCGGTCTCATCGCTCAAGAAGTCCTTGAGGTTCTTCCAGAAGCTGTAATGACGGATGAAAAGGGTGAATATTCCCTCGCCTATGGTAACTTAGCGGGTCTTCTCATAGAAGCCATAAAGGAGCTTAAATCGGAAATAGATGAATTAAAGAAGTCAAAATGAATGTCGTAGATGTGTTTGGGTTCGCAAGTTCAATACTCATAACACTTATGTTCGTCCCAGAGATTGTACATGTATACAAAAATCAGGATGCAAAAGCCATAAATTACTCATTTTTGCACCTCAATCTCCTTGCGAGTGCGTTTGCACTCGTATATTCCATATATTACAAAGTGATTCCCATGACCATCACGAATGTGGCGGCGGGGTTATTTTCATTAGTGATGTATCATTTTAAATATACAAAAGAGGTTAAAGAAAAGGAAAGTAATACTAATGAAGTGGGGATATGAACCCCTCTTCAACCCAAGCTCTCATAGTGTAGTGGTCATCACTTTGGACTTTGAATAATATTGAAGCAAATCCAACAACCCTGTTTCGAATACAGGTGGGAGCTTTATCCGACCTTAGCTCAGATGGAAGAGCAATGGATTGTAGTAGTATGATATAACCCTCCATGAGTCAGGTGTTCGAATCACCTAGGTCGGACCCATTCACCTATCTTCTAGTGGTTAGGAATGTCGGCTGTTAACCGATCAACCAGAGTTCGAATCTCTGTGGGTGAGATTATCTTTTTAAATGTGTTGTTCCATATTTAAAAATATAAATGCAATTGATAGTATATGGGTATTATTTATAAGATAACAAGTCCTTCAAATAAGGTGTATATAGGTCAAACTATAAACACGTTAAAGGCGCGAATTAAACACCATAAACAAAATTCATCAAATTGTACATTATTGAAAAGAGCTATAAATAAATATGGTGATGAAATGGTTTATGAAATATTAGAGACCGTACAAAATGAATCGTTGGATGAAAGGGAGATACATTGGATAAACTATTACAATTCATTGGCACCAAATGGATATAATTGTTCCGCAGGCGGTAACAGTAAAAAAGAATTATCCGACTTACTAAAGAATAAAATATCAATTGGTTTAATCAAAAGTAAAATTAATAGGGATGGTTACATGGGCTGCGTAAAAAAATTCTCAAATGGTTATACACCGTGTATAAAAAATAAAGGTAAAAATGTGTATTTATCTAATGGCGCTTTCAATAATAAAGATGAAGCCATAGAAGTATTGAAAGAGTACACGAAAGATCCAGAAAATTTTATTAAACCAGATGGTACAAATAAAAAAAGAGAAGGATGCGTTTATAAAGTTCTTAATAAATGGGCGCTTAAGTATAAAAGAAAATATATAGGTATATTCATCACAAAAGAACAAGCCGAAGAACATTTACGCGCGATTTTGAATAAATAAATATATCATAGTATTATAAAGCCCCCATAGTTCAAAGGTAGAATGTGGATTTAGTACTTTACATAAACAGTCCAAGAAGAGAGATCGATACTCTCTGGGGGCAAACGAGATGACGCAGTGGAAGCGTGTTGGGCCCATAAAACATAAGTGTTTTTTGGGGGACCCAAAAGTCGGTTGATCGAAACAACCTCTCGTTATCTTTACATGACCAGGAACACTCATGTAAAGATGATTCTATTTAAAAAAATAACCTCAATATATATAAAATGTCTGGTGGTATTGCCCAACTCGTCGCCGTCGGTGCCCAGGATGCCCATATCGTCGGCCAGCCCGAAGTGAGCTTCTGGCGCTCCAATTATCGTCGTCACACAAACTTTGCCCAAACCGTGGAACGTCAAGTCCTCCAGGGCGTCCCATCCGCTGGTGGTATCTCTAGTGTTAGATTTGAACGTAAGGGGGATCTCCTCGGATACTGCTACATCACGCGCCGTACTCCAATTCCTTACAACAGAGATCAGTGGATCAGTCGTATTAAGAAGGTCGAGCTTTTGGTCGGGGGTCAAGTCATCGATGACCAAACCTCTCATTTCTCCCAATACATTGCGCCAACTGTGATGGCTCAAACTTACACAAAGTCTCCAACTGGTAGCAACCCACAATCGAGCTTCTACCCATTGCATTTCTCTTTCTGCGAAAACTGGCAATCTGCGATTCCATTGATCGCGCTTCAGTACCACGATGTTGAATTGCGAATCACGTGGGATACTCCAGTAAATGATGACTATGAAGTTCACGCTCAGTACATTTACTTGGATACCGAGGAGCGCACCACTTTAGCTGCTACTCCACAAAACATGATCATCACCCAAACACAGCGTTCCGTCCAATCCGGTACCGCGATCCAAGAGGTCAACTACAACCACCCAGTGAAATACATCGCTGCCGCAAAATCGAGTGGTAACGTTGATTTTGATGCTGGTAATATCCGACTGCAAATAAACGGTACCGACGTTACTGATGGTAAAAAGGCTAACCCACACTATACCGCGTGTTCCTTTTATTACCATGCGGCGTACAATTACATGGACACAGCGGTTGCCGATCGTTTCTTGTACCCATTCTGCCTCGAAACATTCAAGCTTCAACCAACTGGTTCGCTTAACTTCAGTCGTTTAGATTCCGCCCGTTTCGTGACGGATTCTGGTACATTTGATACAGACATGTATGCCGTTAACTATAACATTATGCGCATAGAGAACGGTATGGGTGGCCTCATGTATTCTAATTAAATTAGATACTAATAACAAATGCTTTGGAAGTATTTATTCCTTTTAGGTTTTGTGTTTATACTCACGTATGATCCAAAATCCAGGACACTCGAAAAATTCATTTCTCCCATTAACCAGGAGGAAGCTACTTAAAAAAATTCAACGTTTCTATTACACAAAAGTATGATCTCTTTTGATAGAGAGACTCTCACGATTGTAGCTATAATCGCATGTATCGCGGCTACCTTTTACATGTATAAGGAGTTTACAAAGGCAAAGAGTGATATCGAAAGTATTAAAGGTTTCTGTAATAAAATCGTTCAAGCGCACACACCACCACCCAATCAACACCATGTTATTCAAGAGCATGATGAAGATGAAGAAGAGGAAGAGGAAGAGGTCCCAATCAAAAATGTTGCCGAGTCCAAAGAAAATTAACATCTCTGGCGATTATAACTTGCGATCAGCGCAATGAAGAAATATAAAGCGATAGCAGTACCGGTAACATTTACAAGTGATAAACCCAAATTCCTAACAGTGAGAGATAAGCGCTTTAAAGACTGGATATTCGTGACCGGAGGGTGTCGTCGAAGAGAGATTTTTAATCCTATTCGATGTGCTCTTCGTGAACTCGAAGAAGAAACGCGTGGTGTCGTTTCTTTAAAGAAAGGCGAATATACAGAATTTAAATTTACAGTAAAAGAAAGTCCGACTGTTGAGTTGGAATATAATGTATTTATTTTTTTCGTAAATTATACGAAACCAGAACAAGTTGATCTCGTTAAAAAGTTCAATGACGAAAAACAAAAGACAATAGCTAAAAAAATACAAAAACAACCTATTAAACGTACGCATGACGAGAATGATTTTATGTCATTTGACACTCTTCAGGAGTTCAGAATGAAGAAGCAATGGGATCGTATCACCAAAAATGTACTCGAAAACCCCGAGTTCTATGCGTGTGTTACATCTTTGAATAGAAAATCCTTTGCTATAAAATAATGAAGTCAAAGAGCTACATTTTAATGCAAATACACGATTTGCTCGTAAGTAGGCATTCATACACACCCACACGCGCAAACGAATATATTGAAGAACACAAAGAAGACAAAGTGTATGAACTTTTAATGTTGAAGAAAAAACTATCAGAAGATGAACCTACATATCCAGATATCTCATTTAGGAAATCTATGTGGAGAAGCTTTGAAGAAGATTAAAAGAATAACTCGAACTAATGGTAAGTATGTTCAAGGAGTGGTGCAAAGAGCATGGCTTTCTTGGAAAGAACCCCAATCCATCACATGTGTTCATGGACGGCGGCGTGCTGTCCGTACCATTTGATAGATTGAAGGAATTTTATGAAAAATACGTTGAATGCATCACATTAAACGAAAAAGTGTATCTCGTAGAACAAAAAACAATAGATGCGTACAATTTTTTCGTCGATCTCGATTACAAAGATGATGATATTCTCACGATAGAAGAAATAAAACGCGTGTGTAAAGTGATATGCGACAAAGTCAGTAAGTATGGGGGTAAAGATGCACTCGTATGTGTTTCAAAACCAAAAAAGGTAGGTGATTTCATGAAAACTGGTGTACATATAAATTGGCCGGATTTTGCTGTAAATAGATCTTCAGCGTTAGCTCTCAGGGAACATGTGATAAACACACTGAATATTGCATATGGTTCCAAAGATTGGAATGACATTGTCGACTTGTCTGTGTATGGAAGCAATGAACGAAATACACGGGGGAGTGGGTTTAGAATGCCATTTTCACACAAATGGGTCACACACAAGGAATGTAATGGTAAAGGGTGCTCTGGATGCGATAGAGGAAAGGAGACGCAAAGTGAGTATTTGCCTATACTTATGTACAAACATGGCCCACTTGCTATGTTCCAAAATATATCACCGGAGCCAACACTCGAAATTATGTTTATGGCGACTCTTAGGAGTGAATGTACCGAACCCAACATAATCGAAGGTTTACACAAAAAGAAGGAAGGTTCATTCACGGCAAGTCAATTGAAAGACGAACTAAAAGATCCGGAAACGTGTGCTTTACTCGAAACATTCATACGTCGACACATGGAAGGTCAAGTAGACGCTCGTGTAAAAAATCTATACCGAGAAAAGAATAGTTACCTCGTGGCGACAACATCTAGGTATTGTGAAAACACTAAACGGAGCCACGGTTCAAATCATGTATGGTTTCACATACTAGGAGACACTATATTTCAAAAGTGTTTCTGTAGATGCGAAACAATGAAAGGGCGTTTCTATGGTTTTTGTAAGGATTTCTCTGGACGAAGACATCAGTTACCACCATCGATTGTCGAAAAATTACAGGTCACGAAATACAAACCTCTTCCAAAGAAGAAACCAATCGAAAAACCAAGAGAGGATGTACGTGAAGACCTTAAGACATATATCAAAAAATACATGGTTCAAGATGATAACCTCGAAATACACACTATAGAGAATGTGAAGGGTAAAAAGAAGCTCGTCAAGACAAACCACACATGCCCAATGTGTTCTACACAATCTGATTTTTCTATATTCAAAAATGAAATTCAAAAAATTTGTAAATGTGTGAACAGGAAACACAGGCTTATAGATAAGATAGTATCTAAATTATAAATATGATTACAGTAGTTGTTTTATTAGCTGTAATCTATATATCTTCGAGGATATCAAAAATAAAAACAAAGATGGATCCGGTCGAAGAAATCATACGAGATGTGCGAGAGTATGCACATGTGAACGGTATATTGTATAGAGAATTTGTAGCAAATCTACACATGGCGGTAGATTTCAAGGGTCATTCTGATATTTCGAATAAACTTATAGAACGATCGATGCATAACCTAGAAGAACTCGGTATGTACTCCAAAAACAATGAAATAATGAGTAAACTGAACACAATAATAGAAAGGTTGAATGACTTAAAGATGTAATGATTAAATATTGTAAATGTCTAGCATTAGAACCCGTTCTGGCCGTGTTTCCAAGCCCCCTGAGCGCCTTGAACTGTTTGAAGAAGTTGAAGACGATTACACAGATGAAGAAGATTCCGATTTTGATGAAGATGATTATGATTCGGAATCTGAATCCGAATCTGAATCAGACGACGAAGAAGATGCAGATGAAAATGGTAATTTAGCTGGTTTTATTGTTGATGAAGATGAAGATGAAGATGAGGAATAATGTACTTAAAAAAATAAAACTCGATTTTATAAAATGGAGAGTGATATAGGAAATCCACTTGAGTATACACCGGATGTCCTTCAAAAGGAAGAATCAATAGAGGATGAACAGAATGAGCAAGAACCCTTGTATTACTATCCTCCACCTCCATCGGCTCCACTTCCACACACACAATACCAAGAAAAAATTGATATTTTTTCAAATCTAGACAAAACAGCGTACATAGTGATATTTGTGGCTTTTATTTTAGGATTTTTTATGGGTAAGACTATGCAACCAGTCATTCTTCGCCCAGGATAAAATGTGTTCCGTTTAAGTGTTTCGTGTTTATACACTTAACCAGAATATATTCAATAATGGTGATCAGGGATACCGATCAGCATTATATCTTTTTTAGTTATTTACGCAGAGTTCACTTCTTCACCCTTTTCAACTTCATCTCCTACAGTCACCTTCGCTTCAACGCTCTCTTCAGCTTCACGCTTCTTACGTCGTTCTTCAATCTCCTTGGCGACAATTTCATCGGCTTCCTTCACGAGATCTTCCATATTTGCATCCGGTTTCTCCTTCCTGAGGCGTTCAAGTACCTCTGATGGGTGACTAATCGGCGCTTCATCTGGCTTCGTGTAGTACTTTGAATTTTCGTCACCTGGTTTAATGTATGTGTTATTTGGATTTTCCATCATGTCTCTCTTACGCTCTTGGAACATCTTTGCCGCCATAGCTTGATTCTCTTTGTATCCACTCATGAGTTCTTCCAACTTTTCATTCGTGTAGTGAACATCGTCGATGACGGTGGGGTCTGGTGGAATCAACAACCATTTGTACATATCTACAACATAAATATCAAAAGTCGCATCTTCTCTTTGAAGACGTTTTGCATGGTTTGCAGCTTCTTCTCGAGTAGAAAAAGCTCCTCTGATTTTGATACCAAATTTATCATTCTTCTGAGGGCATTCCGGACCAACAACGGAGAGGCAAGCATAGAGCTGGCCTGGGACTGTGGTGTAATCTTGTTCGAGCGACATTTCTGAGTTAATATGCACACAAAACTTTAAGCTGACTTAAAAAATACATACACATCTATATTAAATGGTACATACATTCTGGGATACACAACCTGTGTTGAAGGATGGTGTGGGTGAGATTGATTCATCGAGAGATGTGAACAAAACACCCATTGATTTACCCGAAGAGTTTGAGTGGTCGACGTGTTCCATAGACGAAGTGAGTGATTTACTCAGTTCGCATTACATACGAGATGAACATTTTTCACTCGAGTATTCAAAACGGTTTATCGAGTGGGCGACAGACCCGGAATGGAATCTCGGTCTTAGGACGAGGTCGAGTGGTAAGCTCGTGGGTTTCATTTCTGGGATGCCGTGTAAATACAAATTTCATGATGATATTGTAGACGTATTACAGATAAATTTCTTGTGTGTACACGACACGCTTCGTGATAAAAGACTTGCACCACTTCTTATATCTGAAATACGTAGAATGGCAAATGTACGCGGTATATGGCAGGCAGTATACACGGCCGTCGCAAAACTTCCGGCACCACTCACGAAGACCAGTTATTGGCACAG